CGGAGCTATAGGGCTGTAAACCCCCACCCACGTGCTGTCGCGACCCCAGCGGCGATAGCGGAAAACCCCTCCCGGGAAAGATTTGACCGCGATCCAGAGGGAAACATATACCCCTATGGGGTATATTTTCAGTAGCTCTTTTCACGAAAATCAGTTAATATAGCGCTATGGAACTGTTAGATTACCTTGATTATGTGGAGGATGGCTCTCATGCCGTCTCCGTTTTCTCAGGTCGGAATTCCCTGCGTGCATGCCTGGAGCAGTACAACCAGCAGCGGGATCCCCGATACCGAACCCGATCCCTCCACCGTGCCGAGTACCTCGAAGACCGGAAGCGCCATTCCCGAATCTACCTGCGCACCGTTCGCCAGATCGTGTCGACTGCTAGGAATCGGAAGATTGATGGCAGTCAGTTTGCTCTGATCGAGGAGGGTGTTGAGGTCACTCCGATTATGCAGGCCAATTTTGAGGAGTCCGGAATCCAGAATATTATCCGATACGAGGATGATCTACTGTGACACACGATCGGCGTGCGGAGCTCGAGTTTCTGCTGGAGGAGACACGTAGGGCCATTGCCGTCGTGCCAGAAGATAAACTCGCTCCGCTAATCAACACCGCAAATCGCCTGTCGCAGGATCTAATGGAGCTGGATTCTGCCACACCTACCTCCGGTACTGAGGAAGCATCTTCTGCACCCACGAGTGGGGTTGCTCTGTTTATGGAGAGGATGAGAACGCGTGATTCTAGATCCGCGTGATAATCCTCAGATTCCTGTATACTCGGTTAGCTCCCCAGCGATTGATTCTCTGGGTGATCTTGCGGCTGAGTTAACTTCTGCGTATGGCCTGGTGCCGGACGATTGGCAGAAATACGTTTTAGAGGACTGGCTGGCTGTTGCTGGGGATCATTGGGCGAACCTGACTTGTGGGATGACTATTCCTCGCCAGAATGGCAAGAATGCTGCTGTAGAGATCCGCGAGCTGTTTGGTATGATTGGCCGCGGTGAGAAGATCCTGCACACAGCCCATCAGGTGAAAACAGCGCAGAAACATTTCAAGAGGCTACGTTATTTCTTCGGTGAGAAAGCAGACGATCCTTCAGCAAGATTCCCTGAGCTTAATGCACTGGTTGAGAGCGTGCGAAAAGTCAACGGTCAGGAAGCCATTTTCTTAAAGAACGGTGGATCCGTTGAGCTGGCAGCACGAAGTAAGAATTCCGGTCGAGGCTTCACTGTAGATGTCCTCGTTATGGATGAGGCTCAGGAGCTTAATGAGGAAGAGCTCGAGGCGTTGCTGTCTACCACGAGTGCTGCTCCGTTAGGGGATCCTCAGTGGATCTATACGGGAACTCCACCTGGACCAACAGCAGCAGGAGACGCATTTTCTCGTGTGCGGAAGGATGCCCTATTCTCAGGATCTTCGGTTAGAACCTGCTGGCATGAGTGGTCTCCTCCGGGCAATCCGGAGTCCCTGTCAGATATCGATATGGATTCTCGTAGCCTGTGGATCCGAGTGAATCCCGGAATTGAGGCAGGACGACTCCAGCTTTCAGTGGTTGAGGGAGAATATGCTCGGTACACTGCTGATGGGTTTGCTCGTGAGCGACTGGGCTGGTGGGCTTCCTCGGATAATACAAGACGCTTTATTTCCGTGGACAACTGGAGGGAAACAGCAGTTTCATCTCTCCCGGAGACGTTGAGTGGCCCTCGGATCGTTAGGTCTCTGGGTGTGGCGTTCTCTAAGGATGGCTCTAGAGCAGCTGTCGCTGGTGCTATCTACGATAAGTCCACCGGAATCGGCCACGTAGAGCTAATCGACTCGACGGAGGAAGCCTTTTCAGAGATGGCGAGCTCACAGTTGGCTGCGTGGCTGTACGAGCGTAGGATGTCTTACTCAATGGTTGGCATTAGCGGTCGGAGTGGGTCGCTGTCACTGAGTGAGGATCTTAAATTCTTAAAGCCTCCCAGGAATTTTGTCCACGTGCTGGATAACCGAGAGTATTTCACTGCCTGCTCGGGATTCTATAACGCTATACGCGGTGGCCTGGTAACGCATCCAGCGGTTGAGGATGATTCGGTCGACACTTTAGATGATTCCGTTTCCGTTTCGGACAAGAAAATTCGGAGTCAGGACGGCGCGTGGGGTTGGGAGTCTACCCGATATGACGGAGACGAGGTACCATTAGAGGCAGTAAGCGTTGCTCTATGGGCAGCGAGAGTTTCAAAACGTCGTCCGGGTAAGGCTCAGGAGGTTTTCGCATGAGTGTAGATTACAGGCTAATAACTGGGATGGGTCCACAGATGTTTTCAACCCCATCTGTGGGTGGTCTACCGGATGATCTACAGAATGTCCTTGGTGATTTAGTGGAGACCTGGAGAGCGCGATATTCAGGTAACTCGCGACGTCAGGCGTATCTGGATTGCAAGGTGTATGTGGATTCTATGGATATTGCCCTGCCAAGGGATATCGCTCGCGATCTACGTCTGGTTTCCACATGGCCTGAAAAAGCAGTGTTTTCTTTAACCTCACGGTGTCATTGGGACGGTGTTGTGGCCCCTGACGGTTCAGAGGATCCGTATGGGGTGTCTACCGTACTGGAGGAGAACCGTTTTTCCACCGAGATTGGTCAGGCTATTGCTTCCGCTGCTACACATGGTGTAGCATTCCTGGCCACTATTCCCGGAGATGTTTCCTCCGGTGATCCGTCGGTGCTCGTTCTACCGTATTCAGCCATGACCGCATCGGCGCTTTGGGACCGACGTCGTCGTGGTTTACGCGCGGGAATGCTAATCAATGATGTGGATTACCTGGGTCGACCTACAGAGCTGATTCTGCTCACTCCTGAGACTATGGTGAGTATGGCTAAGCTCGGGGATGCTGGGTGGTTCGTTACGGGTCACGTTGAGCATTCCCTGAACCGGACGCCTATGGAGGCACTGGTGTATCGCGGCAACCTGGATCGTCCGCTGGGCAGGTCACGACTGACGGATGGTGTTCTGTCTATCGTAGACCGAGCGGTCAGGGCATCTATGCGTATGGATGTGTCTTCCGAGCTGTTTACCGCTCCAGGACTGATCTTAAGAGGCGTAGATGAGACCACTTTTAACACCATTAAAGGCTCCTGGTCATGGAGGCTGGGATCCGTTAAAGGCCTGTCCCGTAATGAGGATGGGGATCTTCCCGAGGTGGATGTTCTACCACAGCATTCAATGCAGCCATATGTGGACCAGCTTCGTGAGCTGGCACAGGAGCTTGCTGGTGCGTTGTCACTTCCGGTGGGCAGTCTGGGTATCATTCAGGATAATCCTTCGAGCGCAGATGCGATCTACGCAGCTCGTGAGGAGCTTGTAACTGAGGCCAGTGATTTTAACGATTCAAACTCTTTCGCGTTGAATCGGATCTATCGGAACATCATTCAGCTTAGGGACGGTAAGCTGCCAGCCGATGCTGCTAAGATTTCTACCCATTGGAGGAATCCTGCTCGTCCGTCTATCGTGTCCCAGTCGGATGCTATGATTAAGCAGATTCAGGCCATTCCTGAGATTGGTAGGACGGATGTTGCCCTGGAGGAGCTCGGTTACACTCGTCAGCAGATCGTGCGGATGCGTGCTCAGATTGAGCAGACTAAGGGTCGGGATGTTCTTGAGTCTATCCTGCGAGGATCAGGGGATACCTCAGAATGACATCAGCAGAAATGGTTGACGCATACGATAGGATCGTCAACGCAGTTTTAACCAGGTCTGAGGATCAGTTAGCAGACCTGTTCATTAAACTGAACTTTTCTGACATTCCGTTGGCTCGGGATGAGCTTAAACGGTTTTTGTCTGCACTGGTAGATACTTATGGGTCAGCATTAACGCAGGGAGCACTGGATTGGTATCAGGAGCTGAGACCTGCATACCGCACCGGATATTCTCCCGATGCCATAATTCCTAAAGGATCCGCTGAGCGGATTGATCGTTTGTCTAGGTATGTGGCCGGGATTGGTTCCTCGGATCCTGGAAAGGCGATTCGGGTTGTTGCGGGAGCCTTGGGTCGTGAGCTTCAGTTCGGAGCTAGGAGATCTATTCTTAGGGCAGCTGATTTAGATCCTTCAGCTCCGAGATTTGCCCGCGTCCCAGTCGGTAAGACGTGTGCCTTTTGCACCATGTTGGCTTCCCGAGGTTGGGTTTATCGGTCGGAAGATTTAGCTGGTGGAGCTGGGCACGAGTACCACGATCTTTGCAACTGCCGTATCATCCCCGACTGGGAACACAGGGGACTTCCTGGGTATAATCCTAATGATATGTACTCGGTTTATTTAGCCGCTAGAAGAAAAGCCGTTGAAAACGGCATTTCTAGCCCAAACCAGGGTATAATAGCATCGTACATGAGGTCTATGCACCCGGATAGGTTTACCGATGGTGTCGGAGTTGAACGATCTGGTGGTGCATTAAGATCTACTCGACTTGAAAAGATCGCTACCGAAATGGAGAACAAGTCTGATGGCTAGGAAGATTACAGGGGATCTTTTCCTCAAGAAGGAAGACGCTGCTAAGGCAGAAGACGCTGCTAAGGCAGAAGACGCTGCTAAGGCAGAAGACGCTGCTAAGGCAGAAGACGCTGCTAAGGCGGAAGACGCTGCTAAGGCAGAAGACGCTGCTAAGGCGGAAGACGCTGCTCAAGCAGAAGGAACT